AGTATACATGTCGTTTAACAAATAGAATGGATGGAACACAAATTATAAGAAAGGCAAGTTTTTCTTCAAGTGATCCTAAAAAATATGGACTTAATTTTACAAGAATAAATGTAGAAAATCTTCTTCCATATAAAGTATTTAATAGAATAGAGGCAGAAAAGCCAAATATAATTGTTAACAATACGCCACAAAGAACCAAATTTGTTAAAGTTTTTTATGATACAACCACAGTCGTAACAAATGTTGATAATGAACTGTTTCCGTCAGGAACGGGACCGTTATTTTTAAAAGATTTTGATTCAGTATATAAATTTAAATTTGAAAGAATTACCGATAAAGGCGATAGAGAAAATGTTGATTTATCTGGCGCTTATTTATATTCGTTACTTTTTAAATTAGATAATGGAAATAAAATTGAAGTTGATGCCTATTTTGATAGCGACAACACAATAACAAACACAACTTTAGGTGAACTTGCTTTTAAATTAACTGAAGATCAATTGTTTACAATTAAAAAACAAAAAAATAATAATTTCTCAGTAATTATTAAAAACCCAAATGGTGCATATACAACATTTTACAGTGGAATTTTTTATGACATTTCTGATGAAAAAGTTGTTATGGCAAACTATAAGGATTTGTATTCTGTAACTGATATGCAAGTAGAAATAAGAAATTTAAAAACAGAAATTAACAGATTAACTGAAGAAAATAACGCATTGAAAGCACTATAACTAAAGCATTATGAGCATATTAAACGCAAAACTTAACCAGTTTCAAGTTTGGATTCCCAGAGACTTTTTTTACCCTGAGGTTAGAGAAAGATGGACTCCTATTGTGAAACGTTTAAAGCTCCCGTATTTAACTCTTGAAGATTATATCAACGCAACAATTCAATCTATAACATTTCCAGAAGTTATTTTAACCCCTGCGCCTCAGCCACAGACAATGTTCAATATTCGTTATAGAGGAGGAAAAGAGCTTGAGCCAATACTCGATAAAAATTTAAACATAACATTCAAATTAAGTGAAGGATTTATAACATATTGGATGTTATTTGATCAAATTGAAATGTTTCAGTTTTATTCTGATCGTTTGCCCTTTTGGCCTTCTGTATTCATGAGTTTTCTTGATCATCATGGATTTGAACTAATGTCATTTGAGTTTCAAAAAATAATTCCATTGGGTATGTCTCAATTTAACGTAAGTTATGCGACACAAGCAGCAGAATTTAACACATTTACATTAGCGTTGGCATATAATAGATACAAAATAATACGTAGAATAAACAATAAAATTTATACGCTGGGACTTCCCGAAAAAGATATATAAAATAAAATATTGACATAAAACCAAAATAAGTAACATGAAAGATTTTCCAACATATAATGATTTACGAACACCTCCTATTTCAAAAATATTTGAGTCAGCACAAATTCAAGGAATGTCTCAAGAAGAAGTTCAAAGGGCAGAAGAAGCATATAATGTACTAGTAAAAAAGTTACAGAAAGGTGAGCAAATCGATGAAGGTATTTTAGGTTCTATTGCAGGTGGAGGTTTAGGGTTACTTGCAGGCCCAGCTATTGGAAAAGCAATATGTTCTGTATTAGGAATCAAAGAAGAAGGTCCTCTTGGGAAACTTTTAACAAGTCGTTTAGTTACAACTGCAATGGGTATCGCATTAGGTAAAAAATAAAATTTCAAATTTTATTCATGAAAAAAATTATAGTCTAACTTAAAAACGGTAAAACAACTACAGTAGAGGTTAGAGATCCAAGAGATCATTATGCTATTTATCGTAATTTACGTATGTTAGGATATTCTAAAGAATCGATAGAAGGGTTTAAATTTATAGATAATTATAGACAATACTATGAAAGCAAAAACAATTAAAGAATCATTAATCAATGAAAAGAAAGATGATGAAAAAAGAAATATATATATATGATGTGTGAAGATCCAGAAGGATGGGAAATGTCAGTAATAGGTATTGCAAGAGCAAATTCAGCTGATGAAGCTAGACGTAAAATAGCAAAAAAAATATAATATTGATGAAGAAGATGCTAAATACTATCCATTTTATGATATTTATCAATCTGATTACAAAAGTATCCTTAAAAAACTTACTAAAATTAAAGAAAGAGTTGATAATAAAATAAATCGAGTGAAAAACATTTTATGATAATTTAAAAATAACTAAAATGACTTTAATAGGCTTTGATTTTTCTATAAATAAACCTGCAGCATGCATATTTAAGGATAATAAATATACATTTATTAGTTGGCCATACGGAATTGATACTCGTGTGGTCAACGTTTTTAAAGAAGCGGGGATTATAATCATAGATCGAAAAGATAGTAAAGAAAGGGGAAGTGATATTACTTCTCAAATGCGTCATGAAATTACAAATGCTCAGTACCTATCAAATTTGATTCGAGAGACACTCAAACCGTGGTTGAATGGTAATATATTACTTGGATTTGAAGGTTTATCTTATGGCTCCAGAAGTGACGTGGGTGTACAATTAGGGGCCTATAAGTATATACTCATGGACAGACTATCCGAACTTGTTCCAATTTGTAACATGTTCACGTATTCTCCTATCACTGTTAAAAGCGTGGCAGGCTGTGCCAAAAAAGGAATGGGAAAAAACGAAATGATAAATGCATTCATAGCAAATGGGCCAATGTGTAAATTTCGAATAAGATTGTTTGAACATCCTGAAAAATTTCAGACTCCTCGCGCGAAAAATTGGATAGTTCATTTAGATGATTTGATAGATTCGTATTGGGTTGTCAGAACTCTTCAGGAAAAAGAAAAATTAATATGATTTTCGCGTGCGTGTACATAACACGTGCTCTAGAAAAATATAGTATTCCAAAAACTTAAGTACCTTAGATTATATGAAAAAGTGTAACCAAGTTTCGTAAAAATTGTTAAAGTTTTGTTAAATATTTTTCTCATATTTTAAAGTCTAAAATGAACAAATAAATAGTTAAAATAAAAACAATTAAGGTCATGAAAAATACTAATGATAATGTGTTTTTTAATAAAATATCACAAAAAATTAAAAGAGGTGATTTTGATCAGTATTTTACACTTCCATTTATGTCTAAAGAACTTTTAATGGCTTCGATAAAAGGAAAACTCGATAAAAAGACGGCAACAGGAGCAACTCCCATACTTAGCGATGCAGATATTCAAGACAGTATCCAAGAAGTCAAAGAAACTGCTTTAAACATATTATCATTATATATAAAAAACGAATTTATTACAGTAACAGAAAAAGGATTAGAGTTTACAAAAAAAGGATATAATGCTATTAAGGAGGCATATAGATCATGAATTTTACAGATAAATTTTTTCTATTTCCATGGAGATTTAGAAATCCGAATAGAGTAGTAATTCCATTAAAAGTTAGTGATACACCTAATTCTAAGACCGAAGAAAATAAAAAGAAAAATATGTGGGAAACGTTAAAGCCTATAAGTTTATCAAAAATTGAAACTATAAATTTTCCAAAAGATCAGTATTTTAGAGAAGCCTTTCCGAAAAACCAAATTGTTTTACACCATACTGTATCAGGCGATGGCGTTAATGGTGATATTTCAACCTGGGAAGCTGATCCCAGAAGAATAGCAACTTGTATAATAGTTGATAGGGCAGGTACGCCTTGGCAATTATTTTCATCAAGATATTGGGCTCATCATATTGCAGCGGGGAACATAAGTCTTGAAAAGTATTCAATAGGAATAGAGATTGATAACTGGGGATGGTTAATTCCTTCTACAAATGGCAAATATAAAAACTATTACGGGCAAGAAATATATGCTGTTGCACAATATTATCCTGAAGGATTTATGGGATATAATTATTATGAGAAATATACTACAGCTCAAATACAGACAGTAGGGGAACTTTTACTTTATTGGAGAATGATGTATGGGATATCTTTAAAATACAACGAAGATATGTGGGATAAATCGATAAAGGCTTTATCAGGAATAGGAGGCGTATGGACTCATGTTAGTTATCGAGGATCCGGAAAAAGTGATTGTCATCCACAGCCAGAGTTAATAGAAATGTTGCAAACCCTTAATGGAATAAAATAATTTTGTTTTTATATAGGATAAATAAAATAAAATTGTTTATGCATTTTAAATCATATAAATCTTGGCTTAACGAAAATATTGAAGAAAATGTAATAGTTCTTTTTCCAGGAGGATTTAAGCCCTTGACAGCAGCACATATTCAATTAATGAAACGATATGCCGAACATCCAGAAGTTAAAGAGGTTAGAGTTCTTATTGGCCCAGGAATTCGAAATGGAATTGATCAAAAGCTTTCATTAAAAATTGCTGAAGAACTTCTTTCCTCTTTTGATAATGTTTCTGCAGAAGCTGTTCCATATCCTTCGCCCATACTAACAGCTTATAAATACATTACAGACGAAGCCGAACCCGGCGTATATGCCTTAGCTGGTTCGAAAAAAGGCGGAGATTATGAGAGAGTAACTAAATTCGCTGAAGATTTTTCACCTAATGGAAAATACGCAAGTTTTTTAAATGATGGCGTTAAAGTAATAGAACTTCCTATTGATGCTGAACCTCTAATATATCAAGGAAGAACCGATGATAACGACGGAAAACCAATATCTGCTTCAATAATGAGAAAAGATATATTAAATGATGATTATGAAAATTTTGTCACCAATTATCCTGGCTATAACGAACGAATTATTAAAAAGATATGGAAAATGTTAAAGCGCGTTGTTATTGAAGGAGCGGAAGAAGAAACGGACGAAATAATAAACGAATACGGCCATACAGGTTATGGAATATTTAATAATTATAGAAAGATAGATGATAATAATTTAAAACCATACGTGCGTCCTAAGGCTTTTATTATTAAAAATCTTCATGCAAATGGCTTCTTTGAAGACATGGAAAAACTTGAGAATCTTGTTAAAAATGGCACATCAGAATACTTTAAAGGAAATATCATTGATGGCATGCAATATGTTATGAATTATGTAAACAATTGGAAAAATATAAAAACTATTAAATGGCAAAAAAAATTAATGAGTGACGCTCAGGAAATTTTAGATGAAATATGGGAAACACAACAAAGAAAACGAAATAGAAAAAATAAATGAATAAATTTATATCATATAAGCAGTGGATAAATGAAGCAGTAACTCCTACTGTTAACAAACATATGACGCACGCAGAAGATCTTGTTATGCTCGGAGGAAAGGAAGGCATTGATTGGGTCATAAATATGTTTAAAAGTTTATATGAAATACTTCAAGGACACACAGAAAAAGAGGATGTCAAACTTTCTGTAAAATTTGATGGTGCTCCTGCTGTTTTTGTATGGTCAGATTTTCCGGGTCTCGATAAACCTGGCATAGCCATTAAAGGCTTATTTGCTAAAGATCGAAAAATTATGTTTAGTAGCAGTGATGTTGATAAATTTTATAAAGATCGTCCGGACCTTGCGTTTAAACTTAAGTATATGTTAAAATTTGTTCCAAAGTTAGGTATCCCAAAGGGACAAATATGGCAAGGAGATTTCCTATTTGATGAAACTACACTTAAAACTGAAGATAATCATTATGTTTTTCATCCTAATACAATAGTTTATAAAGTTGATAAAAATTCAGATTTAGGAAAAAAGATTAAAAAAGCAAAGGTAGGAGTAGTTTGGCATACAAGATATGTTGGAGAATCTCTTGAAAAAATAGAAGCCAAGTATAATGCAAAGGCAAACGAGTTAAATTCTATACCTGAAGTATTTATGACCGACGCATATATCCCTTCTTTAGCAGGAATAGTGACGTTTACAGAAGAAGAAAGCAATAAATTTACAGAATTTATTTCGAAATTAGAAGAAAATCGCAAAATTGTTGAATCTTCACCAGAATACGAACGAATAATTAAAGATAATAATTTTATTTCGTTGTTTACAATATTTCAGAATTCGTTGATAAAAAGAAATATTCGAATTAACTCAAGTGAAGAATATCTTGATGAACTTAAATCATTTGTAGTAAACAGATATCAAAAAGATATAGAAGGGAAGAAAACAGAAAAATCAAAAACTGCATTAGTTGAAAAATTAAATAAACTTATCAGTGACATTGAAAATAACGATATTCTAAAGCACCTTATCGAGTTAATACTTGAGATTACAAATATTAAACATATGTTTATTAAAAAATTAAATAATATCGGAAAATTTGAAACTTTTTTGCAAACTAGGAATAGAAAGTATATTACAACTGGAGATGAAGGTTTTGCTGTATCTGACATGCACGGAAACATCGTTAAACTTGTAGATAGATACGAATTTAGTTATGCAAACTTTTCTCCAAATATATTAAAAGGTTGGACAAAATAAAAAATTAATATTATGAGTTTAGGTGTTATTATTGCGATGGGATTAATGGTAATTTTTGCCAGCGCGTTTGTTTTAAACATTGTTGATTTTTTAACGTATGCAACTTTAACAATACTACAGGAAAGACGTTATAAAATTATGAGTGATCCTGATAGAAAAACTCGTAGAGAATTATATTATGTGAATATATCCGAAGAAGAAAAAGAGACAGTTAAAACAAACGTAAAAGATCATTCAAAAATACTGAATAAATAATTTAAAAAATTTAACAACATTTTAATTTTTGCATTAAAACTATGTGAACTTCTATGAATATATATTTTATTTTATAGTAAATGACTAAAGCGCTTTAATCACTTAAATTATTTTTTAACTTATTAACTAAAATTACTAAATTACTATGAGTTCTAATTATGACTTGGATGCATTATTTCATCCTAACGTAAACATTGAAGCCGATAAAGGCTCAAAATCTTCTGGGGAATACTCTCCATCTGCCGATAAAGGACAAAACGGCGTTTACAAATCAATCATCAGATTCGTTACTTGGTGGCCAGATCCAAACAACTCAATATTTGATAAGTGGGTATGTTGGTTGGTTGATCCTGTTACTAGTCGTGGACGAAGCATTGATTGTCCCTCTTCTGTAGGACAACCATCTCCTCTTCAGGATATGTATTGGAAATTTAAGAACAGTGAATCTGTTCAGGACCAAAAGAAAGCAGAAATCTTTAGTAGAAGACACCAGTATGCTGCTATTATTCAGGTTATAAAAGATGATCAGAATAAAGAAGCAGAAGGAAAACTTCTTGTATGGAAATTTGGAAAAAAGATCCAAGAAAAGATTGAAGCAGAAAAGAAACCTGTGCTGGGTGATCCTCATGAGCCATTTGATCTTCTTGACGGAAAAGCATTTGCACTTATTATCAATAAGGTAGCGGGTTATAACAATTATGATCAATCTCGTTTCCTTGATAAGAAAATTCCTCTTTTAATTCCGAGAAAAGAAGACGGACAACCTATTCCTATTAATAACAATACTCCAAGAGAAGAAGTGTTCAATTTTCTTAAGGAAAATTCTCCCGATCTTTCTCAGTATGCATTTAAAGAATGGGATCAAGAAACTCATGATTACGTAAATGCTGTTATCTTAGGAGTATCAGGTGTTGTTCCATCTACAGGTTTTGCTAACGTGAGAGATAATGTCAATAAACCTTCATCTCCCTCACAAAGTAGTTCAAATATCACTTCGCAAGACTTATCTCTTGATGATTTGAATCTTGACGCAGGTATGGGTGGATTATCAGATCTTAATCTTCCTGATATAGGATCTCCTGAAAATATTACAGGTTTATCTATTAATTTAGACGACGAACTTCTTAATCTGTAATTATGGCAGAAAATGTTGATTTAAAGAAAGGGTTGAATTTCGATTCTTCCCTTTCTAATATTAACATTGACGCCACAGTATCTCCCGAAGAATATAAAGAGCGTCTTATAACCTTATTACAAACTATTCTTGAGAAAAGATTTCCAGGTAATTACGGAAAAACTAAGATACGTTCGTATAGGGGCCGTATTTCGTTTGCGTGTCCTTATTGTGGAGATAGCATGAAAAGTGATTATAAGAAAAGAGGCAATTTTATCTTATCGGGAAAACATGCTAATTTTTTTAAATGTCATAATTGTGGAGAATTTAAAAGAATTGATAATTTTTTCAAAGATTATCAGATAAATCTTGACTTAAGTGTTATAAATTATATTATAAGTAATATACAAGATTTTTCATATTCATCAAACTTTAAATATGACATGTCTGCGTTTTTAGACATGGGTGTTATTAATAAGTATGCTATTGATAGACAGGAATTTCTAAAATCATTTGGGCTTGTTGAAGTAAAAGGATCTTCTGTTTGGCCATGGTTAGTTAATAGACTTCAGTATGATGAAAAGAAATTCATGTATAATCCAAGAGAAAATTATTTAGTCATTTTAAATTTAACTCCAGAAGGAAAAATAATAGGTGTTCAAAAAAGAACATTTAACGGAAACAGCAGGTATTTTACTTATACATTAAGTAAACTATATGAATTGTTTAAAAAAGACACCAGAACACTTCCTGAACATCTAGATGCACTTTCTCAGATATTTAATATAACTCTATTAAATTATTCAAGACCTATCACGTTATTCGAGGGACCCTTAGATGCTTTCTTATTTAAGAACTCAATTGCTAGTACAGGTGTACATAAGCATTTTCCTATAGAAATTCCTATGAGATATTGGTTTGATGATGATCCTGATGGTAAAGAAGCAAGCATTGAAAAAATAAATGAAGGCGAAGAAGTGTTTCTTTGGACAAAGTTTAAACAAGAATATGGACTTCCTTATAGAAAAAAATGGGATTTGAATGATGCGTTAATTTGGATGCGAGATAACAATATAATAATACCTAATTTTAATGAATATTTTTCAAATGATTCTTTTGACATTATCGATATATAAATAAAAAGAGAAAGTCAAAATGGATACAAGAAAAATAGCTAAAGATTATGGTCTTAATGTTGTTCATGTAAATAAAAATAATATAGGCAGAGTTGCTGAAAAATATGATATAGATAAGAAAAATTTAAAAAACAACGCATATGTTATTGATAATGAAGATATAATCTTGGGAATATTTGATGATAAAGATTTAAAGATTGCATCATTTTTTCATGAAATAGGACATACGCTTATAAAAGAAAGTTTTGAAAAATTGGTTAATGAAAATAATATGCTAATTGAATCTCAGGCATGGATTGAAGGGCTACGAATAGCAAAAAAATATGGTGTTAAATTCTCAGATAAAATGTTCAATTATATCATGGACTCGATCAATACATATTATATACCCTAAAATATAAAAGAAAATGAAAAAAGACCCTAGTATAAAACTTAATTTTATGTTCGATGAGCAAGAGGAAATTCCACTGCTTAATGTTAATATAAAATTAAAACCCGATAAACAGAAAAACAATATAAAAATAATAAAACCTAAAAATAGAAGAAAAGTTACCGATATGTCTACACGGTTGTTTTAAAAGATGGAAAATGATATATTACACCCAAATTTAAAAAATGAAGAAACTCTTGAGGAAAGATTTGCTAGAGAGCGTAAGGAATGGGACGCTAAGGTTGCAGAATTGTCTTCAAAGATGAATAAGCTTGTT